GGTCTTAAGGTAAATGCACAGGCGAAAAAATTAATTATTCCGCCTGCTTTGCAATTCATAGCGGATCGTCTACTAAATACTCCAGGCAGAGTATCAACAGCAGACAATGATATTAACGCTCTCCGTAACATGGGCATGGTCTCAGGCGGATATTCAGTTAATCATTATCTTACTGATTCAGATGCTTGGTTCCTTACAACTGATGTTCCAAATGGTTTAAAACATTTTGTTCGTACCCCTGTTTCTAGTGGTATGGAAGGTGATTTTGAAACTGGAAATGTTAGGTATAAGGCACGTGAACGTTACAGCTTTGGCTTTAGCGACTGGCGTGGTATTTACGGTTCTCCAGGAGCGTAGATAAAAAATTGGGGGAGGAGTTTACTTCTCCCCTTTTTTTATATAGAATCGAATAAAAGAACTAGGGTAATTATAATTAATCTATCGACTGACCTAGCAGACAAGCCAAGACGATAGAATTTTATTAAGGAGACTTAATATGGCTAAATCAACATTTTCAGGTCCAGTCCGATCATTGGCTGGATTTATTTCAGCAGGTAGTTCAGTAGTAGTTAGTTTAACAGCCGACACTACGTTAACAGTTGCTTCTCATGCAGGTAAGGTTCTTACTTGTAATGACGCAGACGGTAAATTTACTTTACCTTCAATTGTTACAACAACTCCTACTGATTCAACTGATCCTAATCAAACTAATAACTTAGGAGCAAGTTTCTTCTTCGTAGTAGAAACAGCAGCAACAGACATGGATATTTTAACTGATGGCACTGACAAATTTGTTGGTGGTCTTTACACTGGTAAAGATGATGCTTCAGGTAAAGTGTTTATATCTGGTGCTTCTAACGATGTTATTACTATGAATGGAACAACTCAAGGTGGACTGGTTGGTAGTATTGTGAAAGTAACTGCAATGGCTTCCGCTAAATATGCAGTAGAAGGTATAATACTTGGATCAGGTACTATAGTAACACCATTTGCTGACGCTTAATAGGAGGTAAACTATGGCTAATACAGTCACAGGTCCAACTAATCAATTTGATGGTGATAAAAAACTTATTGTGTATGCATCCGTTCTTTCAGACGGAAGTGCGAGCAGTTCTACATTAGTAGACGTTTCTGCTCTTAACACAAATCCAGAAGGAGAATCTTGTGCTCACGTGTCTTTAAATAAGATATGGTACAGCGTGGGTGGGGGAACGGATGCCCCAGCTTCTCTGGATTGGGATGCAACTACAGATGTAACTTTTTTAACATTAGCCTATGATAACTCTTTTGATTTTAGTGAGATTGGTGGTCTTAAAAACACTGCTGCCTCAGGTTACTCAGGAGATGTACTTTTAGTTGTACCTTCTACATCAGATGCAGGTAATGAATACACTGTTTGGTGTGAGTTTTTAAAGTATTACGAAGCACCAGGATCTTAACAAATGGCTACATCAGGAACTAAAACATTTAGTCTTGATACCGCAGCTGTCATGGAAGAAGCGTATGAGTTGGCAGGGTTGGAGTTGCGTACAGGATATGACGCAGTAACAGCCCGTCGCTCACTGAATATCATGTTCAGTGATTGGGCTAACAGAGGTGTAAATGTTTGGACTATCGCACAAGTCAATTTGACAATGGTTGAAGGTCAAAATAACTACACTTTAAATTCATACGATATAGATATAATAGATGCTGTAATCAGAAGAACTGTTGGTAATACAGTAACAGATTTTCAACTGAGTAGTATTGGAAGAGATGAGTATTTAAACATACCAACTAAATCAACTAAAGCTAGACCAACAGAATATTTTTTAGATAGACAGTCTACCCCTGTTTTATATGTTTGGCCAGCACCAGAAAATTCAACAGATATTTTTGTTTCAAATAGAATACAAAGAATAGATGATGTAAACACCTCAGTAAATGATCCTGATGTACCTAGTCGCTTTATTGCCCCCATGGTTTCAGGGTTAGCTTTTTATCTAGCACTTAAAAAGAATCCTGAAAGAATACAAATATTAAAACCTTTGTATGAAGAGGATTTTGCAAGAGCAGTAGCGGGAGATCAAGGCAGAAACAGTTTACACTTAGTGCCTAGGAGAAGCTATTAATGGCATACGCTAAAGGCACATATGCTCAAGGAATATGTGATACATGTGGATGGGCTTACCCTTACTTAGAGTTAAGAAAACAATGGAATGACTTAAAAGTTTGTCCAGAATGTTATGATCCAAAAGAGCCCCAATTAGATCCAGTACCACGTGTTCTGGATGCAGAAGCATTATGGAACCCTAGACCTAATGTTGATCAGGAAGTTGGTGTGGGAACAATCACAACTTACGGTCCATACACTTCAACACAAGTTGGACCATACAACACTATCCCAGAAGTTATAGGTACTATGTTCCCTCATGTAACTGTTGGGGATCCATTTAAAATGACAGGTGAAGTGGGGGAATTAACGGTAACAACATCATGAACTGGACATACACAACCTTAAAATCAGCTATTCAAGACTATGTTGAAAGTGCTGATTCAACCTTTGTCAGTAACTTACCTATTTTTATACAGGAAGCTGAACAAAGAATTTTACAAAATGTACAAATACCTGTTTTTCGTAAAAACGTAACAGGCACAGGGTCAAGTGGGAACACTTATTTAACAATGCCTACAGATTTTTTAACTCCACTCAGTTTAGCATTAATAGACAGTGACAGCAATTATAATTACTTATTACTAAAAGATGTTTCTTTTATAAGAGACTACACCCCAGCAACCGCAACAACAGGTGATCCCCTTTATTACGCACTTTTTGATGACAATACGTTCATACTGGCTCCAGCCCCAAGTTCTAACTTTACTTTTGAATTACACTATGTCTATAACCCTGAATCAATAACAGCATCTTCAGACGGAACAAGCTGGCTCGGAACTAATGCTGGAGATACATTATTTTATGGATCTTTAGCAGAAGCTGCAATATTTTTAAAATTAGACCCCAATGAAACTCAAATGTTTGAAGGTCGTTTTGCTAGTGGTTTATCTAGTTTAAAGAACAGAGTAGAAGTATTAGGCAGTAAGGATGAATATAGGTATGGAGACATTTATTAAATGTTAAAAGAACCAATCCCAGAACTAGAAGGTAAAAACATAGCTATTATCGCTATGGGTAATAGTCAATTAGACTATCATAAAATGGTAACCCATAGCAAAAAGTTTGATGAAGTTTGGGCAATTAACGCCATGATTGGTGTTTTAAAAAGAATAGATCGAGCTTTTATTATGGACCCAGTTAGTCGCTTTTTTGATACAGAGGACGCAGGCAATATGACGGTTATGATGCAAGAAACACTTCCTACGGTTGAGTACCCAATTTATACGTGTGAATTAGACCAACGAGTTCCTGCTTTAGTTGAGTACCCTATTGAAGAAGTAGTTATTGATTTAGATTGTGGTTATTTTAATAATACTATTTCTTATGCAATTGCTTTTGCTTTATGGAATAAAGTAGGTGGTGTTAATATGTTTGGAGCCGATTTTACTTATAAAGGTAATTTCCACTTTGCAGAACAAGGACGGGGTTGTTGTGAGTTTTGGTTGGCAAAATGTATAGATGCAGGTATTATTGTCCAAACAGCATTAACTTCGGGATTATTAGACGCTAACATACCTATCCAGGAAAAAATGTATGGGTATCATAGACTTAATGATCCTTTTGTTAGTTATCGAACGGAAGAAGATGAATTAAAAATAACAAGATGGTCTAAAGTGGAAAAACAACAAGCTATTCCAATAGGAATTTCTGGAAGAAAAGACGGGCAAATACAAGAAGGAATTGTGGAGCCTAAGAAATACTAATGTTTTCAATTAATTCTGATACAGAAGTCGGTAGCTTAGGAGTTACTACGACAGATTACAGAGGGCACACTGTAGAAGAAGTTGCGGAAATGGCTACTAAAAGATTAGTTTCCATTAGTGACGAAGCCCCTGCACCCATTAGGGCACAAGCTCATGCTTTTAGAGAAGCATGCAAAAAGGTAGTTGCATACTACATGGATGAGGCAATAAAAAACCACATGTGTACAATATGCAATCAATTAGAAAAACAAGGTCAAAAAGACCTAGCAAATATTATAAGGAGACTATAATGGCAATTACACAAGCGATGTGTACTAGCTTTAAGGGACAACTCTTACAAGCCAAGCACAATTTCTCAACAGGAGGAAACACTTTTAAGTTGGCTTTATATACTAGCTCAGCTACTATGAGTGCGTCCACTACAGCGTACAGCACTAGCCAAGAAGCAACAGGCACCAATTACACGGCAAAAGGAGGCACTTTAACTAAAGTAGAACCTACTACTTCTGGAACTACTGCGTTCACAGACTTTGCTGATTTAACTTTTGGTACTTGTACGATTACGGCTAGAGGGTGCATGATTTTCAACGACACAGCTACAGGGGATCCTGCGGTGGCGGTCTTTGATTTTGGTGGAGATAAAACTTCCACAGCTGGAAGCTTTACAATATCTTTCCCAACTGCTGATGCAAGTAACGCTGTAATAAGAATAGCGTAACTTAGTGGCTGGTTGGGGGCGATCTACTTGGGGGTCTGGTCCTTGGGGCGAGCCCGCAGTAGTTAATGTAACTGTAACCCTTACAGGGCTTGCAGGTACTTCTGCGTTAGGTACAGAAACGGTTAGCTGTGACGCAAACGTCACAGAAACAGGTGTCTATTGCACAGGTTCAATAGGTAGTGTCACTGCTACTGGTGCAGCCAATGTAAGTGAAACAGGAGTTGTAGGGACAGGAGCAGTTAGTTCACTTACTGCAACAGGTGCAGCTAATGTCACAGAAACAGGTGTTTACGGCACAGGCGGAATAGGCTCCCTCACTGCTACAGGAATCGCTAATATATCTGTCACAGGATTAGCTGGGACAACAGCTTTAGGCACAGAAACAGTAAGCGGTGATGCTAATGTAAGTGAAACAGGAGTAGCGGCAACAGGTGCACTTGGCACAGTTGTAGCTAACGGAGTAGCCTTAACTAGCGTTAGTGGTACTGCTTCTACAATATCGCAAGGTGATGAAACAGTTACGGCAGACGCT